ATATGCAGAGTTCCTGCAGCGCAAGGTAGACTATGGGAGCCGACACGGGTTCGACCCGCTATTCATGCCTGACTTTCTATTCGACTTCCAGCGGGCCATCGTGGATTGGGCGGTCAAGCTAGGCCGCGCGGCCATCTTTGCCGACTGCGGCATGGGCAAGACCCCGATGCAACTGGTTTGGGCAGAGAATGTCATTCGCAAGACGAATAAGCCCGTTCTGGTCCTGACCCCGCTGGCGGTAAGCGCGCAGACGTTAGACGAGGCTGACAAGTTCAGCATTGAGGCGCACCGGGCCGATTCGCGGGTGAATCCCACGTCGGTGCAAGTGACCAACTATGAGAAGCTGCACTACTTTGACGCCGCCAACTATGGCGGGGTGGTCTGCGACGAATCAAGCATCCTCAAAAACTTTGACGGTACGCGCAAGGCCGAGATCACCGAGTTTATGCGCCGGGTGCCATATCGTTTGCTCTGCACGGCGACGGCTGCGCCAAATGACTGGTTCGAGTTGGGCACAAGCTCCGAGGCGTTGGGCTACCTGGGCCACACCGATATGCTGACGCGGTTCTTTAGTAATGGTATTGGAAGCGTACAGGCTAGACGGATGCGCTTTGTGCAAGATGAATGGCGGCTTAAGCCATACGCCGAGGAGTCGTTTTGGAAATGGGTCGCAAGCTGGGCGCGGGCTGCGCGCCGTCCGTCTGACCTGGGCTTTGACGACGACGGCTTTATCCTGCCGCCTATGACAGAGACTGAAACAGTCATAGCCGCAAGCCAGCCGCGCCAGGGGATGCTATTCGACATAGTGGCCACCAACTTTCACGAGGAGCGCGAGGTCACGCGGCGCACCATCCAGGACCGCTGCGAGGCGGCGGCTGCCAAGATCGCGGAGCATGACCTGTCGGTATCGTGGTGCCACCTGAATGACGAAAGCACGACGCTGCGCCAGATGATCCCCGACGCGGTAGAGGTCACGGGGTCAGACCCGGACGAGAAAAAAGAGGAGGCGGTTCGCTGGTTCGTGCACGGCAAAGAGTCCAAGCGGGTGCTAATCAGCAAGCCCAAGATTCTGGGCTTTGGTCTGAACTTTCAGCACGCGGCGCACATGACCTACTTTCCGACGCATAGCTACGAGCAATACTACCAGGCCACGCGGCGGCTCTGGCGGTTCGGGCAGACGCGCCCGGTCACGGTGGATTTGATCTATACCGACGGCGGCCAGCGCATGATGGAGAACTTGGCGCGCAAGGCCCAGGCCGCAGACAAAATGTTCGATGATCTGGTTCGGTACATGAATGAGGGGGAACGGGTCGAGGTCAAGTACAACCAAACACAAGTGGAGGTGCCAGCATGGATGCGATAATCACAGATCGGTATGCTATCTATAACGACGATTGCCTAGAGGTCATGCCCAAGCTGCCAGATGGCGCGGTGCATCTGTCGGTGTATTCGCCGCCGTTTGCGGGGCTGTATCACTACTCCAGCAGCCCACGGGACCTGAGCAACAGCCGCGACTATCCAGAATTCATGGAGCATTACGGCTATGTGGTCAAAGAACTCTATCGCCTGACCATGCCAGGGCGCATGACGGCGGTTCACTGCATGGACATCCCCGCTGGAAATAGCGGGAACAACGACGATCATTTGATGGACTTTCCCGGCGACATCATCCGCCTGCATGACAAGCTGGGCTGGAAATACATCGCCCGCTACCACGTCTGGAAAGAGCCGCTGGGCGTCCGCAACCGGACAATGGCTAAGAAGCTGGCGCACAAAACCATTGTGGATGATTCGTCTCTGTGCGGAGTGGCAAGCGCCGATTATCTGCTGGTGTTCCGGCGCGGCGGCGAGAACCCCGAGCCGATCACCCACCCGCACGGCCTGACCGAGTATGCTGGGGCGCGCTCCGTTCCGGCAGACCTGCACAAATACAAGGGCTGGACGGGCAACCAGATCGAGAACCGCTACAGCCATTGGATTTGGCGACAATACGCCTCCGCGTTCTGGGATGATGTGCGGATTGACCGGGTGCTACCCTATGTCGAGGCCAGAGATGAGGAGGACGAAAAGCACGTCCACCCGCTCCAGCTTGACGTGATTGACCGCTGCATCCAGCTCTGGTCAAACCCGGGCGACACGGTATTGACGCCCTTCATGGGCGTGGGGTCGGAGGTCTATTCGGCGGTCAAGGCTGGGCGGCGTGGGATTGGCGTAGAACTCAAGCCGACCTACTTCAATCAAGCGCGCAAGAACCTGGAGACCGTCAACGAGGCCACCGCCAACGAGGTCACGCTGTTTGACATGGTGGCTGAGCAAGACGTTTAGTGAACGCCCTGCCCTTCACCGTGTCGCTAAACTGGGTTAGGCAATTTGCCCAAAACACTTGACATTCTGCATATAATCGTGTATAATGCTATATAGAGAACACAAGCAACCACCGGGGCGGGCCTCCCCGCCCCAAGAGGAGAGCAAGATGGACCGCAAGTTGCAGATCGCGCTAGACAAGTACCTGACGACAGAGCACATCTTGGACGAAGAATGGGACGAGACCGACGAAGTTGTTGAAGACGGCATGGAATGCCCCAAGTGCGGCGAGGCGCGCCACGACTGGCTGATCTGCCAGGACGACGATACCGTCAAGTGCGCCACCTGCGGGCACATCTACGAGCTGAAGGAGGTGATCGCATGACCAACCCCTACATGACCGACCGCAAGACCATGGCGGTGGCGAATGAGCTCCACGCCGCCATCGCCGCCAAGGCCCAGGCCGAGGGCCGCAGCGTCTACTGGCTGACCAACAAGCTCCTGGCCGACGCCCTCAAGCTGGACGAGGTGCTCAAGATGGAGCCACAAGAGGAGGCGACGAGATGAAATGCCCCATGTGCGACGGCAGCGGGACCCGCCCCTACTCGGTCACCGAGCGACATGCAGACGGCTCGGAGGAGATCGTCACCAAGTACGGCAAGTGCACCTGGTGCAACGGGACGGGGCAAGTGAGCGAGAGCTGGGCCAGGTTCGTCGAAATCGAAAGGGCCCGGCTGGACGGGATAAAAGGATAGGCGCCTGCGGCAACAGGCGCCCAACGGAAGGGGGAAGCGATGACTGAGTTCGTCACCACCTATTATACCACGGAACAACAGCCCGCGCAAGTATCTTTCCTAGTCAATGTCGAGGTTGCCAAGGCGCTTTACGCCCAATACGAGCAAGCCTACGGGGCAGCCGTGGATGCGCAGTGCGAGGACTTTGACACGAGCGGTCTGTTCGGCCAAGCCTACGGGATTGGCGCGGCGCTCAATGCCCACCTCGAGCGAGCCTTCGACCTCGACCGCAAGGCCCAGGAATCCTTCTGGGGCATGGTGAAAGAGGGCTTCAAGATCGGTGAGGCCATCACCAGACTGCAAGCCGAGTCCGAGCATCGTGACCACAAGAACACCATCGCCAGCGTTCGGTTTGCGATGGCAGGGATGTAAGGGAGAGAGAAATGAGCGAGATCCAAGAGTTGGTGCGCAAGCTGGCGGCGGCGAGACAGGTGGTCCAAGACGCGGCCTGCGCGCGTGAGTCGGTGGAAAAGCAGATCGCCGAGAGCGAGCTGGGCCGGCAACTGACCGGTGTCATGTCGAGACTGTCGAAAGCCAAAGACGCCGAGTACAGCGCGAAAGAAGACCTCAAGCAAGCCGTGCTCGATCAGTTCGATGGCGCGAACAAGCGGCCTCATCCCGCCGTGACCGTGCGGGTGAGCACCAAGTATGACTATGACCAAAAGACGGCGCGCACCTGGGCCATGGAGCACATGCACACCTGCATGGTGCTGGATGCGAAAAAGTTCGAGGACGGCATCGCCGCGACAGACATTCCCGATTTCGTGACGGTTCGCCCCGAGGCAAGTGTGGCCGTCTCCACCGACCTGAGCGGCTATCTGGACTAGTGTACCGCGCCCCTGCTGCCGCCCCTCAATTGCTGTGGGGCAGGAGATCGGCGGCCAGCAGGGGCGGCCATGACAACAGCAGCACGCGCGCCCAATGCGCGCAACGGATAACGGAACCAGGGCCTAGTGGGCGAGTCCCCGAGTGCCCCAATGAGCGAACAAAGGAGAACCGCAATGCTTATCGAGAAGACCATCTACACCGCTCTGGATACTGGCGTCTATAACGCCGTGGTGGAATCCATCGAGGAGACCACCGGTCAATTCGGCCCACAGCTCAAGATCCGGTTCGACCTCGGCGACAACAACTTCCTGAGCGCCTGGGCGAGCCAGTCCCTCTCGGACAAGAGCAAGCTGGGCAAGTGGACGCGCGCGATCTTGGGCAACATCCCCGACACGCTGGACACCTCCGCCCTGATCGGCAAGCCCTGCCGCCTGTCCGTGGTCACGAAGGCCCGCGACGACGGCACTGAGTTCAACCGGATTGACGAGGTGCTTGCCCCGAAGGCCGCGGCGCCAAAAGGACCCAAGCCGATGCCACAGCCGGAGCCGGTGGCGGAAGGCCAGGAGCTGCCGTTCTAGGAGACGGCGAGCCGGGGGCGAAAGCCCCCGGCGTGACTAGGCCAAGTCTGCGATGCGCCTCGGCAACGGTAGAACGCGCAGGTATCTGCGGGCCGGTAAGCACCTAGAGCTGGCGCTGTGGGCAGACATTCACCGGGCAGCGGTTATGGTGGGACAGCTAAGAGCGGGCACTCCCCAGTCGACTGGGGGCTAGTCGAGGGCTGGTATGGTGCTCAACCAGTCCAAGGTCGTTCGAATCGACCCCGGTGAAGTGGCCCTCGACGCGCGGCGCGGGGCCCGCCTTGTAAGCGGGCCGACCTGGGTCGGCACCAGGCGAGGGCTTGGCACAGCTGTAGGAGGCGAGAATTGTAACCATATTGCAACCGTTTTGTAACCGTTTTGATACTTGACAGAGACGGTCGGGGTGATATACTTGAGGTGCGAGCCAGTGAGATAGTAGCAAGGGAATCTAAAATATGCCGCACTACCCAAAGTCCAAAGCGCCCTACACAAGAGGCTATTCCTTTGCGTGCTGGCTCGCACCCCACGCGGCTTCCCTTTTGTGTTGGGCGCTTTGTATTTTGAGAGGATGGGCATGATGGCAGAGATAAAAGGATACGAATATAACGGAGAGCCGCCGCGGACACCGCGGAAGCGAGTTTCGGAACGCGCGAACCTTGCGGGAAGGCGAATCGGGAGACTGCTGGTTATTGAAGACTTAGGGGTTGCGGGAGATTCCGGCTTTCGGTTGTGGGGCTGCATCTGTGATTGCGGGAAAAAGAAAGCGATCCGTTCCCGTGAGCTGCTCAAGAACGACGCCAGGAGTTGCGGGTGTCTTCAGGCAGAAATGCGCGCCACATACGGCGGGAGAGCAGCAAGCAATAAGCTGCCATACGGGCACGCCTCGCGCAACGAGTTACTATCCTCCTACAAGAAATCGGCCCGCGACAGAAATATTGAGTGGCATCTATCGGACGAAGAGTTTTTCGAAATTGTTTCGTCTCCCTGCGCCTACTGCGGTACGCCTCCAGATAGCATCAGAAAACCAAACAAAGGGGTTAACGGAGAGTTCACTTATTCTGGCGTGGACAGGGTGGACAATGGCAGAGGATACTTTCCAGACAACGTTGTGTCTTGTTGCTGGAACTGCAACAGGGCAAAGGGAATGATGAAGAAAAAGGACTTTCTTGCCTGGGTGGATCGGTTGTCACGGAATACTGCCGCCCGCTCCGCCCGTTTCGAGTTCGGTGAAAGCGGTGCTAGATGATAGATCACGCCTCCATCATCCGCAGCTACCTGGACTCCGGCCTCTCCATCATCCCGATCAAACGCGACGGGTCCAAGATGCCCACCGTGGGATGGACCGAATACGAAACGCGCCTCCCCACTGCCGCCGAGGTTGACGGCTGGCTGGCCCAGGGCATCGAGGGCTGGGCCCTGGTGTGCGGTCAGGTGAGCGGCAACGTGGAGGCCATTGACTTTGACGACATGACCTATTGGGGGCCCTGGGCGGAGCAGGTTGACCCGGACCTGCTCAAGCGGATGGTCCTGGCGATCACCCCCGGCGACGGGCGCCACGTGATCTACAAGTGCGCGACCATCGGCAGGAATCAAAAGCTGGCGCGCTACGAGGGCGAAGACGGCAAGCCGGTCACGGCCATCGAAACGCGCGGCGAGGGCGGGATCATCGTGGTGGAGCCAACGACGGCAGCCTATCATCTGGCGCACAAGCCCTACAAGATTGCCCAGGGCAGCCTGCTGGAGATTCCCGAGATCACGCCCGAAGAACGCGCACAGATGCTGGACGCGGCCAAGCTGCTCAATGAGTACATTCCCATCTCCAAGATGCAGCCCTACGAACCGACCAACGGCGACGGTGGGAATGGCGACGGTCATCGTCCTGGCGACGACTTTGCCGAACACGCCGACTGGCGCGACATTCTGGAGCCGCATGGCTGGAAGGCCATCCGGCAGCGCGGGGACAAGGTGATCTGGCAGCGACCAGGCAAAGACGGACCAGGCGGGTCTGCCCAGACGGGCGGGGCCAGCGCAAAAACAGGCTTTAGCGGCCTGTACGTCTACAGCTCGAATGCGTTCCCGCTGGAATCGGATCACGGCTATGGCAAGTTCTCGGCTTACGCGACGCTGAACCACGGCGGCGATTATTACGCCGCCGCCGCCGACTTGCGCAAGCAGGGCTATGGGCCGCAGGTGCTCATCCGCGAGGCCCCGGTGGAGCCAAAAGATGCCACCATCGAGATGCCCGAGATCCTGCTACCGAGCGACGGGGCCATCGCGCCCACGCTGCCAGAGGCGGCGAGCGTTGACCCGGCCATCGGCAAGGACGCGAGCGCGTGGCTTACGGCCTACACGGCCCTGAGCCGCCAATGGTCGCCCAGGGCGTTCGACGACTTTCATCTGGCCTGCGGGCTTTGGCTTTTGTCCACGGTAGCGGCACGGCGCGCGATCCTCCACCTCGGCGGGCCGCGGTACTCGAATCTCTATATCGCCCTGGTCGCTCGGACCTCGCTTTGGGCCAAGAGCACGACGGCCAAGATCGTGACCCAGACGCTGAACGAGTGCGGGCTGTCCTTCCTGCTGGCGCCGGATGATTCCACGCCGCAAAAGTTCATCAGCGACCTGACGCCCAGGACACCCGGCGGATGGAAAGAGATGAACGCCAATGCCCGCGACCGGGCCCTTGTGGAGATGGGCTTTGCGGCAGCGCGGGGCTGGTTCTTCGAGGAGTTTGGCATGAAGATTGACGCCATGCTCTCGCCGTCCGGGTTCATGTCCGAGTTCCGGGGCATCCTGCGAGCCTTTGACGATTGCCCGGAAACCTATCGCTACGCGAGCATCGGGCGCGGGACGGATAACGTAGAGCGGCCCTACGTTTCCATGCTGGGGAACATGACGCCCGCCGATCTGCAAAGAGCCTCGCGGCGAAACGACGCGCTGTGGCAAGACGGATTCTGGGCCCGATGGGCGTTCGTCACCCCGCCGGCCAGCGTCAACAGCTCGCGCGCGCGGTTCCCGCTGGGCGAGCGGTCCATCCCCGCCGAGATAAGCGAGCCGATCAAAGCGTGGCACCTGCGGCTGGGCATCCCCGCGGTGGAGATGCAAGAGCTCGAGTCCAAGGACAAAAAGGGCAAAGAGACCGTCGAATACGTGCCGACGGTGTTCCCGATGAACTTGACCCGGATCACCATGACGCTGGATGCGCGCGAGGCGTTCTACGCCTATCACGACGGCCTCCTGGACCTGGTGGAGCAGAGCTCGAACCGCGACTTTGACGGCAACTATGCGCGGTTCGCGGAAAAGGCACTGCGCATCGCCATCCTGGTGGCCTCGCTGGAGCACAACAACCAGATCACGCTGCCGGTCTGGGCCCTGGCCCAGAGCATCACAGAGCGATGGCGGCAGGGGCTGCATGAGCTCTACGCCCAAGCCAACGCGCCGGAGCCAACAGACGCGACGGAAAAGGAAGAGCTGGCGATCAAGATCATCAGCAAGCTGGGCGAGGCAACGGCCAACGACGTGGCGCGGTATATGTGGAAGACCTCCAGCGGCGAGGCCGTGGGCATCCTCGAAAAGCTGGCCGATGCCGGCGCGCTGATTCGGACGGCGAGAACGCGCAGGGGAACGATCAGATATGCCATCGAGGAATAGAGCGCGAACAGGAGAGAAAGTAGAGGGGAGAGAGGGGAGAGGGTTGCATCTACCATCTACGAATCGCCAAAGTAAACGAATAGTAGAGGAATTTAACTACTCTCTCCCATATACTTTCTCTACTTTCTCTACTGTTCGAGGGGGGATGCGCTAATGGAGCCAAATAACAGTCGTCTATGTTTCGCCCTCCTCCGCCGCGCCCAGGAAGCCTGGACCCGCTGGGCCGAGATGCCCATGCCGGCCAGCGTCCAGACCGAGGGGAACCTGGCCTACGGGGAGCTGTGGTGCAATTCGCGCCCCAACGACCCGCGCATCCCCGCCGCGAAAGAGCGGCTGGGGCGCCTGCGGGCCCGGCTCTGGCACGAGCGGTACGATGAAAGGGTGGAGGGCAGCCCGGAGCAGGCGGAGCGGCAAGTGTGGGAGAAAGCCCGCGAGGAGTACGAGCAGGCGATTGCCGAATACCTGGACGCGGTAGGTGGCAGGGTGCAGGTGAGGGAAGAGGTCGCGCTTTAGAGCGAACGATAAACGAGGAGGGGAGAGATGCGCAAAGTATGGAGCCTGGAAGAGCTGCTGAACATCCTCAAGGCCATCGCCATGTCCGGCGGCGACGCGCACACGTTGGCGATGATTGCCCAGGCCATCGGCCTGGACTGGAGGGGATGATGGACAGCGACGTGGTATTCGGCCTGTTGGTGATCCTGGCTCTGGTCATTGTCTTGGTGACGCATCCAGAGGTGCGTCAATAGGATGGCCGGGCGCGTCTCCTGTGGCGCGCCCGGCGGGGAGGGGAGAGATGGACGAGCAAGTGCTGTTGGCAATCGAGCGGTGGGCCGCCGACGCGAAGAACCACGGCGGCTGCGGGATGACCTGCTCTGGCGTGGATGACCTGCTGGCGATGGTCGCTGAGGTGCGGCGTCTGCAAGCGGAGCTGGCCGGATACGTCAAGGGCTACGACCCGCAGAAAACGCTTCCGGAGGTGGGGCAGGTTGTGCGCGTTAAGACGTGGTATAACTCCTACCGCGATGCGTCTCTTATTAGCGACAAGATGTGGTGTTGGAACGGCGACACTCATACGCTTACTGCTGTATCGCGCTGGTATCCGCTGCCGGGAGGTGAGCGATGAACGCGAGGGTGTGGGCATGACAGACATCATCGAACGCAAGTGGGCCGCGCTGGGCATCATCGTCAAGATGATCGTCGGCGCGGTAGTGGTTGGGGGAATGTGGCACGCGGAGACCAGGGCGATCTTGTTAGACATGATCCGCGAGGAGTGGGCAGATGGAATTATCTCAAGCGAGGGGGTCAAGTAGCATAGTGTTCTGGCTGGTGGCCGCGATGCTGGCCTTCGGCGTGCTGGCCCTCGTCAACGTGCCGCCGATTGCCGTGGACGATCACGCCTTTGAGAAGCACGGCACGCAGGCGACCAACGCGATATGGCAAGCGGAGAGCGGCGCGTGTGTCGAGGTATGGAGGTCCGTCGAGCGGCGGCGGGTGATCCGGCTGGTGATAAGCGACCCGCTATGCGCTTACGGAATAGTGCAGGCTTTGAGTGGCACGCCCTGCACCGCGTTCTATGCGCCACGAGCGTATTGGGCGGCTAGGCTTATTGGGTATGAGCGAATTGGGCAGGAGGGATATTGCCGTGACTAGAGAAGAAGTGTTTTGGAGTCGCGTTGACAAGTCTAGCGGCGAGGATGGTTGCTGGGAGTGGACTGGTGCACACTTTTCTAATGGGCGCGGCTCCTTCCGTTTGCGCGGAAAGAATATGCTTGCACACAGGGTGGCATACGAATACGCCAATGGACCAATTCACGATGGGTTGTTGGTATGTCACCATTGTGATAATGGGGGATGCGTAAACCCTTCGCACCTGTTTTTGGGAACGTATGCCGATAACAGCAGGGATGCTGTACAAAAAGGACGGCAGGCGCGAGGGATCGCCATGGTACACGAGTGCATCCAGAAAGTACCGGGCGTGGCGAGCGTAACGGTATGTCCAAGTTGACAGCCCAAGACGTGTTGGCTATTCGCTCTTTGTATGCCAGCGGACTTGTATCACAGACGGCGCTTGCGGAAACGTTTGGTGTTGACCAAGCGCAAGTTTGGCGCATTGTTCGCTACAGAAACTGGGTTCACATCGAAGAGGGGGCTTGCAGATGAGCGACAAACCCGAATTGGAGACGCCCGCCGACCGCGCGCTGTATCGCCTGCTGGTGGCGGGGCTGGTGCTGGTACTGGTGATATTGGCCGCGTGTGCGGTGTGGCCGTGGGTAGGGGGAGGGGCGAGATGAAGAAGATTGATACCGAATGGCTCAAGATGCAAATGGCGGCATACAAAGTTAACCCGCCTATTGAAGGCAGCGTTGGTGAGGGCCACATGCTGGCTATCGAAGAGTTGCTTGGCTACAGAGATGGCTATGACCCAAAGGACAAGCAACCGGAACCTATGGCGTGGTTAACAATTCGATATGAGGACGGCTTTGTTGAGGACGATTTTCTTATGACTGACGGAAAGTGGCCGCGTGACGGTGCCACTGTGCTTCGCTGGTATCCAGCCGTGGGACATGGCAAGGAGGTGTGACGCGATGACACTACTTGTGACATCGGTTGGGGCCGGGATAGGAAGCGATTGGGCGTTCTGGGCGGCCTGCTTCCTCGTGGGCGCAGTCGTGGCCCTGGCGCTGTGGGGGCATTATGACCGACGGCAACCGTAGCACCGAGGCGCTCGTCACCGTGCCCGCGCTGCAATCGCTGATAAGCGGCTTGGCAGGCGCGGCGGTGTTCGGCGTCATGGCCGCCGCCGTCCAGATCATGCTAGGCGGTGAGACCGATTGGCGCTTCCTCGTGCTGGGCGGGCTGGCCGTGGGAACGGCGGGCTTTTTGGTCATGTGGGTGCTGCTCATGCTGGCGCACTGGCCCAGGCGAGAGCGGCCTGCTGCGCGTGTCGAGCCGGTGCGGATGGACGTGGCTATGCCCACGATCCCGCTGGCCTTTGACGCCAGAGATGCGCGGGACTTTGTGCAAGCCGCCCTCCTCCGCGTCAATGGCGAGTGGCAGGACCGCGACGGCGGGGCCTCCTTGCGGGCGATGGAGCGCAAGGGCTGGACGCGGGATCGCTGGCAGCAGGGCGTGGATTGGCTAATCGGCGCGGGGCTGTTGCGGTGGCGTGACCCGCAAGAGCATCGGGCGGGGCTGTGCTGGGACTTTGGCGCTGTGCAGCGGTTCTTGGGGCTGTGAAAGTGTGTGTCACACAGGGCAAAACGCACCTGCACACAGGCGAGAGGGGGTAGGGGGATGAACGTGGGCGAAACGCTAAACTGGATCACCCCGGCTTTTGCCATCATGCAGAACGTGCTGCGTGGCGGCTACACCGTCAGCATAGACGACCCGGATGAGGTGTTAAGTCCGGCGATTGTGAAGGAATGGCTGGCGCGCGCGGGGGTGTACGAGACCTGGGGATGGGACTACTACGGCGGCAGGCTGATCTTCAGCGTGCCTAATGGCACAGAGGCCCAGGTTGACGAGGTGCTGGCAAACTACGGGTCTGGGCGCAAGGACGGGCTGGCGCTGGCGTGGCTGTGGGTTGTGGTGCTGGCCCTGTTGTTGTTCACGGCCTGGGCCGTGTGGCCGATGGTTGGGATGTGGCTTGACGGGCTGATGATAGAAGGGGGCGCGTGACATGGACTGGCTGGGCTGGCTGTTGTTGGGTATCGCGGTGGTTGGGGCGTTTGTAGCGGTGCTATCGGCGGTGATGCTGTCGAGCGCGATTGACCAGCGACAGGAGCGGTACGAGTGACCGCGCCTCGCCGCTCTGACGGCAACCAACGCGAGATCGTCGCTGCGCTTCGGGCGGCGGGGGTGTGGGTGTTCGACACGCACGAGCTGGGGCTGGGGTACCCGGACTTGACGACGTGGTACCGGGGGGCGTTTCGTCTCATCGAAGTCAAGACGCCGACGGGCAGGCTGACCGATTGGGAGAGGGCGTTTATCGCCGCCTGCCCCGGCGATGTCCATGTGGTGCGGTCAATCGAGGATGCGCTACGTGCGCACGAGATAGAGACTGAAGGAGTGCAAGATGCTAAAGCTGTATAGCGGCCCCGCCTGGCCCTCGGGCAAGGTCAACTCGGTCAGCAACCTGGGATGCAAGGCCTGTTACAATTGGGATTTCCCCACCAAGCTGGAGGCCGCCTTCAACGCCGGCCTGGACGTGTGGCCGATGGCACATAATGCCTCGGGCAGCGTGGAGCGGTTCATCGCCTGGTGTGCCCAGCATCCCGTTTCCCACGTGATGTTGGAGAACGAACCGTTCACCCAAAAGGGCATGACGCCGGAGCAGACGGCCCACTGGCTGCTCAACGTGCCCCGCATCCCCGGCTCGCGGCGGGTGCTGGGTGGCTTCCTCTTGACGTATCCCCAGACCTATGCCGAGATCCGGCCCAAGGTGCGCGCGTTCGCCAACGCCTGGCCCCTCTTCAGCGATGACGTTATGGCCTTCCATCCCTATCTGCCCTCGGCGCCGAGCATGGAGCAGGTGCCCTATGCCGCGGACTGGTTCGCCGCGCAGATCGGCATGATCGCCTCGGATTGGCCGCTGTATGCCATCACCGAGTGGGGAGTGCCGAACGGGCGCGTGTCGTATTCGGGGCGCGACGTGCCGGCGCTCACCGAGTACATGAAACGCGGCTGGGCGGTGATGATGGAGCGCGCCTGCTACGCGAGCGCCTGGTTCATGGGCGGGCCGAACAACCAATTCAGCGAGTGGAACGATAGCATCTTGTGCAAGCAGAACGGCGAGGCCAAGCCGCTTGGCGTGGTCTATCGCGACCTGCCGGAGGCTATCGAGCCGGAGGAGCCGAGCGCGCCGCCGGTGGAGGGGTGGACGACGCACAACGTCTCCACCTGGGCGCATAGCGGCCGGCTGTGGGAGGCCACGGTGAGGAGCAAGTCTTTGACGGAGGCAAAATGAAAAAGGTACCGTGCGAGGTGTATTCGAGGATCGTGGGCTATTTCAGGCCTATCCGCAATTGGAACAAGGGTGCGCAGCAGGCGCACTCTGAGCGCAAGATGTACGACGTGCCCAAGTTGCAGGAAGGGCCGCCCGCTGCTATTGGCGCTGGTGACTGGGACGATTGGATGGAGCTTTACCCCGACAACGCGCCAAAAGAAAACGGCGCGCATACGATCCGCCACCGCACGGTTGGCGGCAAGGGCGTCACGGCGCGGGCGCTGGAGGCGCCTAAATGAGTGCGACGCTCTACACCTGCCCCAAGTGCCAGTGCGCGTACATCGGTAACAGCCGCGTCAAGTTCTGCGCCCACTGTGGCGCGCCCCTCACCGACCAGGGCGTGGTCAAGGAGGGCTTTGGGCGCCGAGATCTGGAGACGCTACACGCCAAGGGCTGGGCGATATTCATGGCCAAGATGGAAGGAGACTGAGATGGTCACGTGGCGAATGGGACAAGATCAATTCGGCTATCGCTGGCTGGGGGCCTATGACGGCAACACCATGCTGATGCAGCCGATCTTTTGGCGGGATGGGGATGCGCCGGATCGGTTCAAGCTCTTGGCGGAGCAGGTGCGCGGCCAGGCCAAGAGCGAGCTCGAGATGATAGAGCGTTGGCAGATCGGGCTCGAGATCCACCACCTCCAGGAGCAGGCGTACCAGGCCATCGCCGAGGTGCTGGAGACGGGCGAGACCACGACGGTGACGATCATCCCGCTGGAGAGGCCGATTCTGCCGGAGGAGCCGACGCCATGAGACGGCTCGGGCGCGCGCTGCTCGGCGGCGATTCGGCGAGGGCAGTATTTCAACGTCGTGGTGAAGAGGGCTTGCTGAGATGGTCAAACGCGCGCGACCTCTAGACGAGCCTCGGCTGGTGGCCGAGTATCAGCGGGGGGCCTCGTTGCGCGACCTGGAAGCGAAGCATCACACTTCACGCAAGCGGGTAAAAGAGGTGCTGGTGCGGCATGGCCTGACCATTCGCGCCAAGTGGGGCGGGCACCCTGACCCGCCTTACTATCCCGACGATCCGTATCAGTTGTTGGCGCTGGAGATTATCGAGTCGGCGTGCGCGGACTATGACAACGACCGGTATCCGTGGTCAAAGAGCGTGCGTTGCCGGAACAATGCACGCGAGGCTGCGCTGGAATATTTCGAGAGTGTGGCGTTTCTGGCAGATTGCGAGGTGGCCGACTTGGACGAGCGCGCGGTACTGCTGGCGCGAGGGCCAGAGGTGCTTGATCTGGTTGGTGAGAAATGGTATAGTAGCGATGGAGACTAAGGAGCCAGCCCCGGTTCTTCCTAATTGGCTGACGCGGTTTGCACATCGCATCCTACATCTGCCGCCAGGGCGGTACATGATCACGCTCTCTGTAGGCGACAACGTAGATTGGTCGGTGCAGTGGGTTGGCAAAGTCGAGTATCCAGGCAAAGACAACGACAAATACTGGAAGTAGCAGGCCCGGCACACCATACCCGGGTAACGCGCACAGGACGACTAATGTGTCAACCACGGCGCCAGAGCATTACGCTCTGGCGCCCTTTTTATTTCCCGTTTGGGGACCGCGCCCCTACGGCGGGGGTGGAAGCCGCGACCCTTTGGTCGCACTGCCCCGCAGCGGGTGGGTGCGGAGCACAGATGGAGCGTGCAATGGCCGACCGTGACGAAAAGGGGCGACTGCTGCCCGGCCATAGCCTAAAGAGCCCAGGCCGCCCTCGCAAAGCGGTCGAGGAGCGGTACCTGTGCATTCTCTCCCAGCGCGTGACGCCGGAGGTGTTTGCCAAGATCGTGGACAAGGCCGCCGAGCAGGCGCTGGAGGGCGACGCCAAGGCCCGCGAGTGGCTCGCCTGGTACCTGATTGGCAAGCCCACCGAGTACGTGGCTGCGGATCTCACTTCCAACGGGGACGGCCTGGCGGATCTATTCCAGCGAGCGAAAGATGACCTACAGCGCCGACTATGTGCGGAGCCTGCCATTGCCACAGAGGCAGGCGTTCCTGCGCAGCCTGAGCGATGAAGATGCTCTGGCGGCGCGTTACGACTGGCGTTTCTGGGCCAGGCCGCACCAGCTCCCGCCAGCGGGCGATTGGTTCGTCTGGCTGATCCGGGCGGGGCGCGGGTTCGGCAAAACGCGCACCGGGGCCGAGTGGGTGTTAGAGCGGGTGCGTCAGGGCTTTCGCAGCATCGCCCTGGTGGGGAAAACGGTCGCCGACGTGCGCGACACGATGGTGGAGCTGGGCGATTCGAGCCTGCTCAAGATCGCACCGCCCTGGGAGCGCCCAGAGTATGAGCCGAGCAACCGGCGGCTAACCTGGCCCAACGGAGCGACGGCGACGACCTATTCAGGCGACAAGCCCGATCAGCTCCGCGGGCCGCAGCATGATAGCGCGTGGGTGGACGAGCTGGCCAAGTTCCAGTACCCGCAGGATACGTGGGACAACTTGCTCTTCGGGATGCGGATCGGGCCGGCGCCGCAGGTGGTGGTGACGACGACGCCGCGGCCCATCCCGCTCATTAAAAAGCTGGTGGCCAGCCCGACGACGGTGGACGTTCGCCGCCCGACGTGGGACAACGCGGCCAACCTCTCGCCGGTCTACATCCGCGAGGTGATCGAGCCCTATCGCGGGACGCGGCTGGGGCGGCAGGAGCTGGAAGGCGAGATCCTCGATGATAACCCCGCCGCGCTCTGGAAGCGGAGCGTGATCGAGGAGTTCAGGGTCACGCAGGCGCCGGATCTGGTGCGGATCGTGGTGGCGATTGACCCGGCGGCGACGAGCAAGAGCACGTCGGATGAGAACGGGATCATCGTGGCAGGGCTGGGCGCGGATGGGCACGGCTACACGCTGAGCGACCGCTCGTTACGAGGCACGCCGCTCGAGTGGGCGAGGGAGGCCATCGCGGCCTACCACACGCACAGGGCGGACCGGATCATCGGCGAGCAGAACAACGGCGGCGAGATGGTGGAAACGATTATCCGCACCGTGGACGCCAATGTCAGCTACACCTCGGTTTACGCGAGCCGGGGCAAGGCGACCAGGGCCGAGCCGGTGGCCGCCCTGTACGAGCAGGGAAAGGTTCACCATGTGGGGACGTTTCCCGAGCTGGAAGATGAGATGTGCCAGTGGACGCCTGGCGATTCGTCGCCGGATAGGATGGATGCGCTGGTGTGGGCCTATACCGAGCTGATGCTGCACAACTATGAAGGGCCACTAGCCATATGAGATTGGTAGAACGCGCGCGCGTGGCGCTACGAGAGTTCGTGCTTGGCAACGCGGCCTATACGCCAGAGGCCGAGCACTATGGCGTCGCGCCGTCCGAGTTCTCGCCGGAGGAGTACGGCAACTATATCGCCACCTCCAACGCGGTGTACACCTGCGCGACCATGCGCGCCAAGTATCTGTCGAGCCTGCCCTTGCGGCTCTACAAGCTCCAGCGCAACGGCGAGCGGCAGGAGGTCACGTCTGGCCCCTTGTGGGAGCTGGTCAACAAGGTCAACGACTTTTGGACGTTCTCGCGCTGGGTCGAGATGACCGAGCTGAGCCTGTGCCTCTGGGGATCCTCCTACACGTTCCTGGAGCGGGGGCAGACGGGCAAGCAGCCGCCGCGCGAGATGTGGTGGGGGCGGGCGGACAGGGTGCACGTCTATCCCGATCCGGTCAACTATATCAAGGGCTTTGGCTATGTGCCGATGACCGGGCAACAGCCCATCGCCTTTGCCCCATCGGAGACCTTCTGGCTGCATTATCCCAACCCGCTCAACGAGTATGCCGGCCTATCCCCGCTGGCCGCCGCGCGCATCTCGGCGGATTTCGGCACCAATGCCATGCGCGCCAACGACAAGATCTTTCGCAACGGGATGCAGCTCTCTGGCGCGATCTTTCCGCCGGAGAAGGGGTCATTCTCGCCGGAGCAGGCGCGCGACCTGGAAGGCCTCCTGGAGAAACGCTTCCAGGGCGTGGATAAAGCGCACCGCTGGGCGGTGTTTCGCCACCCGATGGCCATGCAACAACTCGGCTGGTCGCCCAAGGACGCCGAGATGCTGGGCGGGCTGAAGTGGAGCCTGGAGGAAGTCTGCCGGGCGTACCACTGGCCCATCGACCTGGTAGGCGGGCAGCGGACCTACGAGAACCTGGACGCGGCCATGCGCGCCGCCTGGACCAACTGCGTCATCCCGGAGGCGTCCTTTATCGCCAACGAGTTCACCGAGCAGGTGCTGCCCATGTTTCCCGGCATGGCTGACGTGGCCGTGTTCGACACCACGGGCATCGCCGTGTTGCAGGAGAACCGCGGCGAGCTGGTCGCGCAGATCGCCACGCTGGCCACCCAGGGCGTGCCGCTGAATCGCCTATTGCAGGAGTTCATGCCCCAGCTCCTGCCGCCCAACCAGCAGGGCTATGCATGGGGCGACGTGTGGTGGGCGCAGAGCACGCTCGTGCCGGTGGAGAACGCCGAGCCGCGACCGGCGCCTGTGGTGGCAGCGCCTCCGGCTGAAGAGCCGGACGAGGAAGAGCCCACGGAAGAGGAGCCAGTCGAGGAGCCTACCGAGCAGGCGCACGGACCGGCCAAGCAGCGCAGCATCGAGTATGGCAGCATCGAGCACCAGCGCGCCGACAAGGCTTTCCAGGACCAGATCGCGCCGTGGGAGCGCAAGGTCGCAGCTATGGCCCGCGACCTGTTCACGCGGTTGCAAGCATCGGTGCAGGATCGGCTGACCGCCCGATCCGCGCGCAACGTGGAGGACGTGGTCAAGGCGCCGTTCGAGCGCGCCAAGTGGACCAAGATTTTCCGGGCCATCTTCCGCGATCTGCTGATCGAGCTGATCGGCGACGTGATGGAGAGCGCAGCGGTGGACCTGGGCGTGTCGTTTTCCCCGGACATGGCCGACCCGAGCGTGGTGAGGTTCCTGGAGAATCGGAGCCAGCGGTTC